TGAAACAAAAAGAAATGATGTTAATGAAGCGCCTTCGACAAAGAATGAATATGACGGAAGCTCAGTTGTTCCTGATTCAACACCACAGGGTGTCAAACCCGGTGTGCCTTCAGTTAGTGAAGGTAATTTAACAGGGCAGAATAACGCAGAAAAAGCATATAATTTTTTCTTATCTAAAGAAGGTGGATCGTTTACATCTGCACAAAGTGCTGGTATAATAGGAAACTTAATGGCAGAATCTGGTAAAAATCTAAATCCAACTATAGTTTCAGGATTTAAAGATGAAGGATCTTTTGGAATAGCGCAATGGAATCCAAGTAAAGCTGCAGGTTTTAGATTGCAAGAGCTTAAAAGATTTTGTAAAGATTCAAATTTAAATTTTAGAACACTATATGCTCAATTAAAATTTATAGTATATGAACTTGGAAAATATCCGTATTTAGGTCTTGGCAAATTAAGAAAAGCTCAAACGCCTGAAGAAGCTTCTCGAATTTTTGAAAGATACTATGAAAGACCGGCACCTGGAAGTACGCAAAAAAGAATAGCTTTTGCACTTGAAATTGACAAAAAACTAGGAATTGGAGCTGCATAATGGCTGATAAATCATTTATTAATATGAAAGCTGGTGATAAACCAAGAGGCGCTAATGAAAATAGTACATTTAATGGTACAGTACTAACGATAGGCCGACCAGAAGTAATTGCAAAAATAACAGATATAAGAGTTGCTAGAAGCCAAACTGATGATAAAAACGCTTTTACTACTAACAATATGCCTTCAATATTTAATGATCTTTCTCAATATACATATAATGGAAGTATCATATCTTTAAAAAGCTTTCATCAAAGAATTAGAATAGAATATGAAAAACCCGAAGTAACACAAGCAGAGTTTGAAGCAGCTGCTTCGCCTGAAATGGTAGCTTTTCAACAAAAGATGATTGCTGATATTGGCGGACCAATGAGAGCCTCTGCTTCAAGTTTAAATGTTCAAGAAATTACAGGTAATGCAACACCTTTTAATCTTTTAGGTGCAACTTTTGGTGGATTTAAAGGATTACAAGAAGGAGCAAAACCTACAGCTAATTTTACCAAAAGAGTAAGAATAGCTAAAATGGAGCCAGGCGCAGCCGACGGATCAGGAGACGCAACGTCATCTCAAACATCAAATTTAACAACATTGTTTAAAAAAACTAATTTATCTACTAATAATTTAAATAAAGTGGTATTTACACAAGGTAGCGTTAATGCAATAATGGACGAATTAAAAGTTCGAACTTCTGCAAACTCAAGTAAAATAAAAGAAACAGCTCAGTCTGTTTTACCTACAAATATTTCTACTAAAATTTTAGAACAAGCAACTGCTGCTATTAATGATAAAGATGCTGGAATTACAGTTGAAAGTAAAATGACTAAAGAAGTACAAACTGAAGTTAAATCAAAACTTAAAGAAGCTCAAAACGCAGGTTTAGGTTATGATCCTAATGCGTTAATTCCAGGAGCTGGTAGATCTGGATCTAATACATTTGCTAACTTGCTAGGTAAAGTGAAAGGCATAAAAGCTCAATTTCCGCCAAGTGTTAAAAATTTAATGAAAGGATTACCAGATGGTGTTATCCCGCCAAAATTAAACACAAAAATTCCAAATATAATAGAAGGTGTAGATCCAATTACTGGAAAACTTTCGTTAGACACAAACACAAATAAGTTAATACAAAAAGGCTCTTTAACACCAAATATGTCACCAAGTAATATATCTAATTTAGGTTTTAATAAATCTACGTGGGCTGGATATAATACGCCAAAAACTTATAAATTTGAATTTGTGGATACTTCTGATGAATTAGAAACTGAATTTTCAAATAGTTCTAGAATGAAAACAGGAACTAATAATCAAGTTGTAGCTTTTATTGTAGGTTGGACTGATAAAATTTGGGGCCCACCGGAAAAGGTAAACGCTAGTTCTATTCATGAAATATCAAAAACAAATGATTTACAAAATTTAGTTAATACTGAAAAAAATATTAAAAGTGCATTAGTTAAAATAAATGCTAAACCTAAAATTTATGGAATACAAGCTCATTACTTAATATTGACAGATGGAAGAATACAAAGAGGTAGACCTATAGATGAAACTAGAAATCCAGACACTTCTTCATATGATTTAACTGGTGTTCAAGTTACTATTGTTGCAAACACTGAAAATCCAGTTAATGATGAGCAATTAGCATCATTAAAAAAACTTATATCTAAAGCTTATAAAGTTGTTCCAGGGCTTAACTTATTTGGTGATTACGAAATGTATCAAAACAAATTAGGTCCCGCAATAGATATGGATTCTTTAAGAGACGTGTATGGAAAAGCAAACTCTATAACTAATCCAGAAGAAGGCGGTAACGGTCCTAGTAGAAAAGAAATAGTTTTTACAAAACCTTCAGTTATAGCTCAAGGATCAAAAACAAAATCAGTCGAACCTTTTAGTTTTAGTAAAATACAAAAAGACTTTGAAAAAATAGATTTAGCAACTGGTAAAGAACTTCCGCCTGATGCACAAAAAGATTTAGACGCTGGATTAAAAGCATTTGATGATCTTAAAAAAGGAAAAATAGATATTGATAAAGGAATATCTCAAGCTATAAATGATCCTAAAAATTCTGCAGCAAAGTTACAAGGTGATGCCATTATTGGTAAACTTACTGGCGGATTTGATAAGAATAAAATTTCAGTCGATTCAATAGCTAAAAAACTCGATACAAGCAATTTAAAAAAATTATTTAGGAGATAGGATTAAATTATGTCAATGGAATCTCAAAATTTTACAGTACCTGAAGGAAAAGCTAGTTCATTAAAAAATAAAGAAAACGGCTTTTCTGATCCTAGCGGTATATTTCCTAAAGTTGAATATGAAGAAACATCGTCAGTCAACGAAATAGCAAGAGGATTTAAAAGAGTAAACGTTGAACTAGGTGGTTCAGTAAAAGATATTGATTTTGATTTAAATGAAGAAGCAGTATCAACTTATCCTAATTCACAAGTCAAAGAAACTGCATCAGGTCATATTGTTGAATATGACGATACACCAGGTTCTGAAAGAGTTATGATAAGACATAATTCCGGATCAGGCGTTGAGATGCGTGCAGATGGTTCAGTAGTATATTCATCAACAAAAAATACAGTAAGAGTAACAGCACAGGATGAAAAGGTTATAGTTGATGGTGATGGTGAATTACAATATAATGGTAACTTAAAATTAAAAGTTGCAGGAGATTTTGATGTTGAAGTTGGTGGAGACTTTAATGTGAACGTCAAAGGCGATATGGAACAAAATATAAGAAGAGGTCTTATTACTGATGTTGCCGGAACGGTTGAAACCCAAATTGTAGGAAGTAAGTCAGAAACTATTGGTGGAGGATCCACTACGCTAATACATGGTGACAAGAATGACATTATAAAAGGATCGTTTGCTGAAAATGTTCAAGTTGATCATAACTACGCAGCCGGAGGAACACTAACGATGACTGCTGAAAATGAAGTTACTCTTTCAACAAAGAGCGCTAACATTACAGCATCATCACTTGCGGTATTAGGTGACAGTGGAACTATTGGAGGTGCTAATATGGTCTACTACGGTCACACTGCGCATATACCAAGAGTTAATTCTACTTCAGTTCATGCTACTGCAATGTATGCTACAACTTTTCATGGAGACTTAACTGGTAAAGCTGATTCTGCTAATCATGCGGATTTTGCTAATACCGCCGGTCAAGCTCCTGAAGGAAGCGCCGGTTTACCTGGGACAAACGTAAATAACACTACTTCTGCTGCAGATTCTAACACTGTTTTACCTACAACAGCTATAATAAATGATGCATTAGAGAATTCAGGTGTAGCAATAAAGAGAGTTCATATCGATGACTTTAATCAATTATTTAACAGATTAGATCGTACAGCACACTACGGTGGCGTATCTAAAGTAGACTTAACGACTAAAGAAGCTAGATCAAAATTAAGAGATCCAAATAACGCAAGTAACACTACGTTTATTTCAGCTCTTATATCAGATGGGACAATATCACCTTTTGCTACAAGGCTTTCACCATTATCGACAGGTAGAATAGTTGGTAAAGAAACAGCAGCAAGAAGAGGAAATGACGAATTAGGTAGAAGTCAAAACTCAACTAAATTATATAAGGCATAACAATGGCAGTTTCAACAGTAGATTTATTGGTAGATCAAAAATACAATCCAGTATTTCAAGATTCAATAACAAGTAAAACAAAACTTGCGTCTGGAATATCAATGGCAAAGTTTCTTGGTGGTGACAACGATCCTGTAACACTGACACATATTACAGATGACAACCAAAAAGTTTTACTAGCAAAGCAATATGTATTACATGCAGAAGCAATGAAAACAATTAATTCTCAAGATTCAACAAAAGAATTTAAAGATTTTAGATTACAAGTTGTTGAAGGATTATATAGAGCAGAACCCGGTGAAAACTTAGATGTTAGTGACGGATTAAATTACTTAATGTCTAGAGGTTTAGCCGTTGTATATGAATTAATTGGATTAAACGGCAAAATTGCTATAGAAAAAACATTTGATTTAGCTGTATATTGGAAAGATAATATACAATTTGATAAAATGATTTTAGATTACGATAATTATAATCCAGATGGCACACTTAATGCTCAAATTATATTAGTAATGCCTGAAGTAATATCACCTTGGACTGTTACATTTAATAATAATGTAGAAACAAGATATAATAATATTAATCAGGTTACAAATGAATTATTAGAGGTATTAAGAACAACTGTTGACGCATAACTTATATAAATAGATCAAAAGGAAACATAATGCCAACAAGAGCTTTTTCAATTGAAGATGGTAATATAGGAACTAATACTTTAGTTTCAAGTAGAACTGAAACTTATAAAGATGTTGATTTAACTTTCACAAAAAAAGCTTCTGGTGATATTTTTAAAAAAGAACATGCTGCTTCTGTTAAACAAGCAATTAAGAACTTATTATTAACAAACTTTAGTGAAAAGCCTTTTCAACCAAGATTTGGTGGTAATTTAAATTCTTTTCTTTTTGCTTTAAACACAGATGTTGATGACGAAGATTTAAGAGAACAAATAATACAAGCAGTTGAAATATTCGAACCAAGAATTCAAATATTAAATATTGATACAAATTTACGCGATGATTCACACGAAATAAAAGTCACAATTACTTTTAAAATGATTAATACATCACAAATTGAAAGTACACAAGTGAACTTAACGAGGTTAAGATAAATGGCAACAACTATTAGATCAACTCAATTAGATTTTAACACTATTAAAAGTAGGTTAAAAGATTATTTAAAGCAACAAACTGAGTTTGCTGATTACGATTTTGAAGCATCAGGTTTAAGTAATATATTAGATGTATTGGCATATAATACACATTTTATGGGCTTAAATGCAAACTTTGCTCTTAACGAATCATTTATAAACACAGCGCAACTTCGAAGCTCTGTAGCATCATTAGCAGAAGGATTAGGATACGTTCCAAAATCATATTCTTCATCAAAAGCAGACTTAAATCTTGCAGTTCAAGTATCAGCAGAGACAAGACCGACTCTTATAACTTTGCCAAGAGGCACATCATTTACGTCAAGTGTTGGAGATATTTCATACACTTTTCAAACAAGAGAAAATTTTATAGCCACAGACGATGGAACAGGATTATATCAGTTTTTAAATTCTACAGACGGAGTTGCTATACCAGTTTTTGAAGGTATAGAAAAAACTAAAACTTTTTTTGTAGGTGACATAGCTGATAATCAAATATATGTAATTCCAGATATTACAATGGATACTTCAACTATAAGAGTAAGAGTTTTTCCAACTGCAAGTTCATCTTCATTTGATACTTATATTAACATACAACGTGCATTAAGAATTAATAATGATTCAAAGTTTTTTCAAATAAAAGAAGTTCCAAATGGATTTTACGAAATAATATTTGGCGATGGCACAACTACAGGAAAAGCACCAGTTGCTGGTAATAAAATAGTAATCGATTATTTATCAACACAAGGCACAGTTGCAAATAATGCTTCTTCATTTTCCCCATCATCAGATGTGACTATTAATGGTGTAGATTATACTCTTGTGACAACAACTGAGGCTGCTTCTGCTGGAGGCGCATACAAAGAAAGCATTGAGTCTATAAGACAAAACGCTCCTATAGCTTTCACTTCTCAAAGAAGATTAGTAACTGCAGAAGACTATAAAGCTCAAATACAATCAAACTATGGCGGATTTTTAGATGATGTAACATCATATAGTGGAGCAGATTCTGTACCAGCAATATACGGAATAACGTATATTGGTTTAAAATTTAAAGCAGGTGTAAGCGCATCAAGACAACAAAATGTTAAAGACCGAATTAAAACAGACCTTACAGATAATATGGCAATTATGTCGATAAATACAGAATATGTAGATCCTGTAACAACTTTATTAGAAATTTCAACTACCTTTAATTTAGATCCAGATTTAACAGGTTCAACTTCACAAGCTCTTCAAACACAAGTTCAAAATACAATAAACAATTTTTTTACAACTAATCTTAAAAAATTTAATAAAGTTTTTAGAAGGTCTAATTTATTAACTCTTATAGACGCTTTAGATCCATCAATTTTAAACTCTAAAATGGAAATTAAGTTAAAACAAAGTTTTGTACCAACTGCTAATATACCTTTATCTTATACTATATCATTTCCAGTTTCCTTAGCTGAACCAGATGATACAATTTCGTCTTTAACAACTTCTCAATTTACTTTTAATTCTCAAACTTGCTTTATAAAAAATAAAGTAGGAACTACAAAATTACAAATAATATCAATAGATGGCACTATTGAAGTTGATAATATAGGAAGTTATAACAATTTAACTGGAATAGTTAATTTAGTAGGATTTAAGCCAACTGCATTTGAAGGAAGTGAAATAAGTATATCAGTATTTCCAGCAAATCAGAATACTATAAGACCTTTAAGAAATTACATATTAGATATTGATACAGCATCATCATCAAGAGCGGTCTTAGATTTTCAAAATACAGCGGTTAGTATATAAATGTCAATTGATTATAAAAGTAAAAGAAGATTTAAATCTTTTCAAAATAGAAAAGTAAGAGAAGCGCTACCTGAGTTTTATACTTCTGAATTTCCGACTTTAGTTACATTTTTAGAAAAATATTACAATTTTATAGATTCTGCTGATGGAACACATGCCTTTGGAAGCAATGCACAGCAGTTTTTCGCTAAAAAAGATATAAAAGAAATGCCAGCAAACTTACTTAATAATTTAGTTAGTGAGTTAGGTGGCGGTTTAAAAACAGGAGAAAATTTTACTGATAGGCGTTATGCTTTAACTAGATTAGCTGATCTTGCAAGACTAAAAGGCAGTAGATTTTCACTAGAAGAATTTTTTAGATTATTCTTTCAGCAAAGAGCTGAAGTTGAATATGGTAAAGAATCTATGTTTATTATTGGAGATTCAGCAAGTCAAATTGGAGTTGATTCAATAAAATTTATACAAAATAATGAACTGTTTCAAACTTTTGGACTATTAATAAAAACAGAAATATCTGTAGATACATGGAGCGAGCTTTATAAAAAGTTTGTGCATCCATCTGGTTTCTTTTTTGCAGGACAAGTTGTTTCTGATACCGAAGCTATAACTTCTCCAATTGGAGAAATATCAGTACCAGATTCTGCAGCTGATCCTGTAATAATATCAGAAGCAATATTATCTGCAACGTTACCGTTTGTGCAATCAACTGTATTAATCGATTCAGAAGGTAGTAATGTAAGACAGTCTAATTTAAATGAACTTGTTAGTGATTACCAAAACTTTTCATTAAGCGATCTTGATACAACTTATCACACTGTAAAACAAATTATTACACCAAACTCATTTACATTTGATGATAGTAGTATTAGAGATAGTGATGAAAATGCTACACCTGATTTCTCATTAACACTAGAGACAATGGATAATGAAATATTTACTAGAAGAGTTACTGACTCGTCTTTCTAGTATAAATAACACTATAAGTAGGATAGAAAATGACAAGACAAAATATAAACATAGGTTCTTCAGCGAACGATGGAACAGGCGATACCTTACGTTCTGCAGGAACTAAGATAAATGCTAATTTTCAAGAAATTTATACACAACTTGGAGGAAATAGCTCTACACTTAGTGAATTAGTTAAATTAAAAGATTCAGGTACTATTGGTACTATACAATTTGAAGGGACAAGCGCAGACTCTCATGAAACAAAATTGATTGCAATTAATCCTACTGCAGATAGAACAATTTCTTTGCCAAATGCAACTGGTACAATTATTTTACAAGATACCACAGACACTTTAACAAATAAAACTTTAACTACACCAACAATAGCATCTATAATAAATGGTGGTACAGTTACAATTCCTTCTGGTGCAGACACTTTAGTTGCTAGAACTTCAGCAGACACTTTAACAAATAAAACTTTAACCACACCAACTATAAATTCACCAATAATTGGCACTGCAATAAATGATGTAAATGGAAACGAAATTATAAAAATAACTGCAAACTCAAATGCTGTAAATGAAATAACAATTGCAAATGGTGCGTCAATAACGGGTCCTACAATATCAGCAACTGGTTCCGGATCAAATTTAAATTTACGTCTTGCAGCAAAAGGAACTGGGTCTGTTAGTCTATCAAAAGCATCTTTTACATCAACTACGATTACATCAAACGGCGCAGCAAATAGTGCTGTAACATATATAATAGGAAATAAAGGTTCGCCTCTTGCTGTAAGTTTAGCAAATGGAACCACTGTTGGAGAATACAAAATATTTACAAATAAAGGAGCAGGTGTGATGACTGTGACTCCTTCAAATTTTTCACAAGGAACAACGTTTGCACTTGCACAAAATGATGGATGTACTTGTATATGGGATGGATCAAACTGGTCTCTTATAGGTAATCAAGGTGAAGTGACAGTAGCATAAAGGAATAAGATATGGCAGCGATAATTACAGACTCTTTTAAGAAACAAATAGTTCAAACCGTATTTGATGAAGTTTCTTTTTCAGATTCAGCATCAACACATAGGTATTATATAGGAATAGGTAGATCCGAGCAATGGGATGATAGCGAAAACATTCCTACAGTTACAGACACACCTAGAACTATAAGAAATTTAAGAGCTGGATTACAATCAATAAAATCTGCAAATGATGTAACTTTTACTATACCAAGATATAATTGGTCTTCTGGCGCAATATATTCAGCATATGACGACAATTTAGCATCTATTCCAGCAGTAAACAGCTATTACGTTCTTACTGAAGATAACCAAGTATATGTGTGTTTACAGCAAGGAAAATCGTCAACTGGTGCAGCAACTACTTCTACAGTTAAGCCAACAGGAACATCTGTAAAAGCTTTTAAAAATGCAGATGGTTATGTTTGGAAGTTTTTATATACATTGAGTGCAACAAGAGCAAATAAATTTCTTTCAGCAAATTTTGTACCAGTCGAAAAAATATTAGATTCAGCTACACTAGGAAGAGCTCATACAGTTTTAGAAGATCAACAACTTTTAATACAAAACGCAGCTGTTCCAGGCCAAATTATTGGTATCAGTGTGACAAACGGTGGTTCAGGATATACTAGTGCACCTATTGTAAATATAAATGGTGATGGGGTTAGAGCAGCAGCAACTGCAACTGTATCTGGCGGAACTGTGACAAAGATAGAATTAGATTCAAGTGCTGATAGTGGCCTTACAATGGGTCAAGGATATAATTTTGCTAGTGTATCATTTACTGGTGGTGGCGGTTCAAATACCACTGCGCGTGTAATATTAGGACCAGATAGTGGAATGGGTAATGATCCAAGAGATGAATTTAAATCAACATCATTAATGTTTAATACAAAACCAAATGGAATTGAAGATAGCAATTTTATAGTAGGTCAAAATTTTAGACAAGTTGCTTTAATAAGAGATCCTAAAAAACCTACTACAGACTCTGATTTTTCAAATTCAAGTGGTAAAGTTTTAAGATTTTTAAAATTGCAATCAGCAGCAAATGTTGGCTTTTTAGATGCAACAATAACAGGTGGAACCTCTGGTGCTAAAGCTTTAGTTGATGAAGTTGCTGGCGATAAATTATATTTTCATCAAACAGAAGATACTGGATTTTTAGATTTTCAAGAAGAAGAAGGTATTTCTGGTGGTGGTCAAACTGGCACACTTGTTGTAGAAGGAACTGACGCAGACTCTGATGCATTTACACGAGATGACGTTAACAAACTTTCCGGAAAAGTACTATATATAGAAAATAGAGCGCCAGTAACTAGATCAGCTAATCAAACAGAAGATATAAAAGTTGTGATAACACTTTAAGGATATAAAATATGGCTACTACACTTACAAATTCCGTCTTTAATACAACTTATAAAGATGATTTTGCTGACAGCGCAGGATTTCATAAGATACTATTTAATTCAGGTAAGGCATTACAGGCTCGTGAGTTAACTCAACTACAAACAATATTACAAAATCAAATACAAAGATTTGGTGATAATGTATTTAAAGAAGGCGCGGTTGTTAAACCAGGTGGTGCTAATATAAATCCAAAATATGAGTTTGTAAAATTAAATACTACTACAAATACTCTTCCAGCTGATACGTCTTCTATAACAACTGCAGCGAGTAGTGCTAATATTTTTCAAGGTGCTACATCTAATATACAAGTTAAAGTCTTACAAGTAGTTACTGCTACTGGTTCCGATCCTGATACTCTCTATATTCAATACATGAATACAGTATCAACTTCTGGAACTTCTACTCCTAGATTAAGTGCAGGTGAAAATATAACTAATGGTACTGTTACTTTAACAGTGCAGTCAATTAATACAACAGCTAATCCAGCAACAGGTGTTGGAATACTTGCAACACTAGCTTCCGGAATATATTATGCAAGAGGACATTTTATTTTCACAGAAGACCAGTCAAAGATTATTTCAAAGTACAGTGACAATAAGACGACTAATCTAGGATTTAAAGCAGTTGAAGATATTGTTACAGCAATTGATGATAATAGCTTATTTGATAATCAAGGAGCCGCACCTAACCTAACAGCATCTGGCGCTGATAGATATAGGATTACTTTATCAATTGCAGAAGAAACAGATATTGCTGCAGATGAAAATTTTATACATATTGCTACTATCAAAAAAGGTGAAATATTTAGTGCAATCTCTGTGAATGATGCTTATAATATTCCAACAGACGTTGTAGCAAAGAGAATATATGAAAATTCAGGCGACTATATTGTAAAACCTTTTTCAACAAAATTTGAATTGGACTCTGAAACAACTCATTTAAACTTAGAGGTAAGCTCTGGTGTGGCTGTAGTGGACGGATATAGAGCCTCAACAACTTTTCCAACAACACTTAGAATTTTAAAACCTACAACCACAGTTGAAATAAATAATGATGTAACCCCAGTTGATTTTGGTAATTCAGTTGTTGTTGATACTGATAGCGCTGGAGCAAATGATGGTATTCCTAATATAAGCACGTTTCCAAAATTAAATATCAGAGATGCTCATGGCCATGCTGGCTCAACTATCGGTACTGCTAGAGTAAAATCTATAAATCATTTTGATGGCAAATTAAAGTTTTATCTATTTGATGTACAAATGAATTCTGGAAAAGCTTTTAGAAATGCTAAAAGTATAGGAACAGGCTCGTCAGAATATTTTAATCTTGAATTAGAAAGCGGTAAAGCTGTTTTAAAAGACCCATTCAATAATACATCTTTATTTCCAATTTCTAAAGCAAGACCAAAAGCAATAACTGATATATCATTTGCGGTTCAACGTAGATTTACAGCAACTACTAATGGTTCTGGTCAAGCTTCAATAAGTGTGTCAGCTGGAGGTGAAACATTTACTAATGTTAGTGATTGGATAATTGGAAGTGATAGTAGTGTATTATATCCAAGTGCTCTATACACTAATCCATCTATTAGCGGAAATGGAACCACATCTTCAACTCTAACCGGATTGCCGGCAAGTCAAAATATCGAAATACTTGCTTACGTAAGCAAAAGTTCTCCATCTATTAAAACTAAAACATTAACAACTAGAACTGAAACATTAGCAGGAGGCACATCAATAACGTTAAGTAAAGCTGATATTCTTGACATAACTGAAGTTATAAAAGCAGGAGATAGTAGTACTATACGTACTTCTTTATTTGATTTAGATAATGGCCAAAGAGATAATCATTATGCACTTGGTAAAATAAATTTAAGACCAGGTTTAAGTGCAGTTGACAGTTGTCAAATAAAATACCGATATTTTGAACATGGTGTATCAGGCGATTTATTTGCAGTAAACTCATATACTGGCCAAGTTACATATGATAAAATTCCTAGTTATAAACTTTCTAATGGCCGTAAAATAAAATTAAGAAACTTTATAGATTTTAGATCTGTTATGGATGTAAACAGCGAATTTGCATCTTCAGGTGCCGGAGCTAGAGTTATAGAATTGCCACAACCTGGCACATTAGTTACTAGTGATAATGAATATTATCAAGGGCAAGCTGGTAAGTTAATAATTGACAGAGAAGGTATTATTAGATTTGTAACAGGTATACCTAGCTTTAATCCTGTTACTCCAACTAAACCTGATCAGACTCTTGCTTTATACGATATTTTTATGAATGGTAACACTGATAATGATTCTGATGTTACTACAAGAAAGATCGAGCACAGAAGATTTACAATGAAAGATATTAGCACTCTTGAAAAAAGACTAAGTAATCTTGAAGATGTTACTTCTATGAGTTTATTAGAAGTTGATACTAAATATTTTCAAACATTAGATTCTTCTGGAAACGATAGAACTAAGTCAGGATTTTTTGTAGATAACTTTAGTGATCATACTTTTACAGATACACGTGTGAGTCCTGATATAGGATATCGAGCTGCGATAGATCCTGTTAATCAACATATGAGACCTGCTTTCTTTGAAGATAATATAAGAATGATTTATGACTCTGCATCATCTACTAATACTATACGTAAAGGTGATAATGTTTATATTGAATATGATGAAGTACCTTACATAAATCAAAATGAAGCGACAAAAGCAATTCTACTGAATCCATTTGCAGTGATTATATATGAAGGTTTAGTTACATTATCTCCTGCATCAGATGAATGGAGAGATGTTAATAGATTACCAGATAAAATTATTCAAGGCGGCACACGACTTGCTACAAATAATGCAAATAACTGGAATAACTGGTCATGGAGTTGGAGCGGTATACCAGTCGAAAATTTAGGAGTTGGTTCTAGTACTAATTCACAAAGAGGCATAGTAAATAGAGTTGTTAGCGAAGAAACAATTTTAGATTTAGTTGAAGATAGAGTTTTACAGACTGCTTTTTTACCTTTTATGAGATCTCGTAAAGTTCATTTTAAAGTTGAAGGTATGAGACCTAACACTCAAATCTTTCCAATTTTAAATGGAATTAATATTGCGGCATATGCTAGAGAAGAAACTTTTCAATTCTATTCAGATAATAACATAGATTTTGGTAACACATTAAATGGACTAACTGAACATCCTGATGGAACAAATACGCTAACAACTGATAATGATGGAACAGTTGAAGGTTCTTTGATTATTCCAAATAATGATACCATAAGAATTAGAGTTGGCACTAAACAATTAAAATTTTTAGATATATCAGTTGATGTTGAAGAAAATGCAGGATGTATAGCTCGAGCAAGTTATGCTGCTTTAGGCCACTTAGATACAAAAGAAGCAACATATATGTCAACTAGACAATTAAATATTCAAGGATTTAGAGTTCCACCTCCAAGATATTTTAATTATGGCGGCGATGGCGGCGACGGCGGCGGCGGAGGAGGTAATCCTTCACCTTCTGGTCCTAGTCACTCAATGGGTCTGGAAACCGATATAACTGGACAGAATGCAGTTAGTCATTCACATTCTGAGGACAGCGAAAGTAATAGTGATAATTCAAGTGGTGCAACTTGGATATGCACCGCTACATACGGCACTGGATTAATTTCTAATAGTCACTATAGACTTCTTCGCAAATACGGCATAGGGTTAAGAAAAACTGACCCGTATTTAATGATTGCTTACGATTGGTTTGGACCAAAAATTGCGGAATTTTTAGGAAATAAATATACTGGAATATTTTTAACAAATTACTATAAAGCAAAACAAAAAAAATATAAACTTACTTTATCACAGCACGCATTTGATGTAGTTTCAAAATTTATATTAAGACCTATGTGGAGATTATTAGGTAAGATTTTAACAATGAAAAAAGGTAACTAAAATGGCAGTAACTTCAACAGGGTATCAACTTAATAAACAACCTATAGCTCAGTCATTTTACATAGATGAACCAAATGGAATATATGTAACAAAAGTTGATTTATTTTTTGCAGCAAAAGATGCTAGCTTACCAGTACAAATACAATTAAGACCAATTGTAAATGGACTACCTTCTGATACAGAAATTATTCCGGGTTCTCAAGTTGTAGTAGCATCGTCAGCAGTGAATGAGGACTTAGTTGGTCCTGCTTTAACTCCTACATCATTTACTTTCCAAGAACCAATATTTTTAAAAGGTGAAGAAGATTATGCATTAGTAGTAATTGCAGATTCTAAAGATTACCAAATATACATAGCAGAAATAAATGAATTTACTTTTGGATCTACTGAAAAAAGAATAAATAAACAACCAACTTCTGGAAGTTTATTCTATTCACAAAATGGAGTAACATTTACACCAGCTCAAAACCAAGATTTAACTTTTATTTTACATCAAGCTAAGTTTAAGCACACCTCAGCAACTATTAAGTTAAATAATGCGCCTCTTCCTAAATCTTTATTATTAGCAAATCCTATTACTACTGGTTTAGATTCTGATACAGATGCTACTATAAGAATATTTCATTTAAATCATGGATTACAAGTTGGTGATGTTGCAGTTATAAGCGGTGCCACTGCAGTTGGTGGTATTGCAGCAAGTAATATAAATGGAAGTAGAGCTGTTATTGCAAGAGATTTTACAGGTTATACTGTAGAAGCCGGCGCAAATGCAACTAAAGCAAGTAAAGGTGGCGGATCTGCTATACAAGTTACTAAAAATATATTGTATAGTACAGCTTATCCTAGTGCAGCAACTTTAGAACCTAAGACTACTACGATAACTGCTGGTCTTAAAACAACTTCTGCGAGATCTTTTGCTGGAACAGAAACTGCATTTCAAAAAGCAAGTGCTTTTGGCGGAGTAAAACTTAATCAAAATAACGATGCAACAACTCTTAGAATGGTAGCTAACTCAACATCAGAAACAAATGAGCTAGGATCTGGAGTAAAATCTCTTGATATGAATATTAATTTGACAACATCAGATTCAAATGTTTCACCTATGTTAGACCTTCAAAGGACATCAATGACATTAATTAACAATGTTATTGATAAACAAGCATCAACTCCAACTACTGGCTTTAATGTACCTTTAAATTTTACTAATGAAAATAATACTTCTATTGGAAGTCATGCTGCTAGACATTTAACAAGAGTTATTAATTTAGAATCTGATTCTGTAGGTCTTAGAGTTTTACTAGAAGCAAACGTTCCAAATCCATGTGACTTTCAATTATATTTTAGAACAGCAACATCAGACGAACTAATTCAAGAGAAAAATTTTACTTTAGTTACATCAGAGAACACTAATCCTAAAGATTCTAATCCTCGTATTTTTAGAGAGTATAGATATCTAATAGGAGGACAGGGTGGTGACTTACCTGCTTTTACTAAGTATCAATTAAAAATTGTTATGCAAAGTACAAATCAGGCGCTTGTTCCTATATTTCAAAGTTTAAGATCAATTGCATTGAGTGTATAATATGGAACAAATAAAAGTTGAAGGTCATTACGGTTATGTTAGAGATAAAACAGGTGCAATATTGAATGTCAATAAAGAAGAAATTAAAGCTGCTCAAAAAAGAAAAGCAGAAAGAAAAAAACAAGAAAACCAAATTGATGATTTAAAGAATGAAGTGGGTGATATTAAAAAGATGTTAACACAGATTGTAGAGAAATTAAATGGCTAAAACTATAATAAATTTATCTGACCCAGTATCAACATTAGTTTCTAAAACTAATATAATATCAAATCACTTAGGTGATATAACTCAGTTAAATGTTGGATCTGCTAATGACTCTGACATAGTACAAGCAATTAACTTTGTAAATGGCATAGTGCAAAAAACTGACTCTGCAGATATTATTAATCTTATAGACTCAAACTATGTTCAGGCAAGACAAACTGGAATAGCACGTTCTTCAACACTTGCGTTTTTTATAAAAGATAGCGCAAATGGTATAGGTCTTGATTCTTCAGAAGGAAGATTCTTTATTCCTAGTAATACAATAAACACTGCAATGATTGAATCTACTGCAATCACAACAGCAAAAATTGCTGGCAACGCTGTAGATGGAACAAAAATTGCTGGTGATGCAGTTGATGGAACAAAAATAGCTGATAACTCTATTAACTCTGAGCATTATGTAGATGGTTCTATTGATAGAGAGCATTTAGCTGGTGATATTATTGATGGAACAAAAATTGCTGATGATGTTATTAATTCAGAACATTACGTAGCTGGATCAATTGACGCAGAGCATTTAGCAAATAATTCGGTTACTCAAGAAAAACTAGCAGATGACGCTGTAGGTTCAGCAGAATTAAAATCTTTATCAACTCTTCTAATTAAAAATTCATCAGGCACAACTCTTAAAACAATACATGGTGCAGGTGCTTAATCATGGCAGTTAGATCGCCGTTATATTGGGATGGAAGTGATCTCAAAGAAATGTCTTCGGCCATGATTACAGAAATAGTCGATAGAACAGTATATCTTTATGGAAGCAATCCTAGTGCAAATGTTACTGTTGTTAGTAGTGGTGGAAACATATCACCAAATATGACTGATACAAGAATGACAGCTGGAGCTTATTCGACTCGTGTTGATAGATTTCCAACTGAAGGTGAAACTGCAGAACCAGGTAACGTTACAGTTACTTATGATAAAATATCTCAATCAAATAATAGTGTTAGTGCGCCAACAGATACAAATAATAAAGCATATCCAGTGTATTGGAATGGTACCGATATTCAGGCAATGAATGCTACTGATGTTTTTGATACATTTATAGATCCTGCTATCGATGATCTTATTGATGGAAATGATAGAAGTGGAACTTATAGAATACACACATCAACATCTCTTTCTGGACACACTCTTATATCAGGTACAGCAGTATTTACTGATACACGAGCAAACACCGGTGCATATACATCAGGTGGAATTCCAGAAGCGCTTGATCAACCTACAACTATTAGCAACTATTATTTGTTTAGAACAGATCAAGGATCATCTCCATCTGTAACTGTGCCTTTACAAATAGATAGTAGTAATAATTTACAAGAATACAGTAGTTCAACTCTAAACTCAATGTTGCTCGCAGAATTAAGACATCATACTGTAAACACTACAGGATCACGAATATTATATAGTGTAAACGGAACTGGAAATAACAGAGGTTCTGGTATGGTTAATACTAAACTAAATGGCGGTGGTAATTATCAAACAAAATTTCAAAATGTTAATGATTATCGAGCGCAAGAGTTTCCAAATGGTACTGCAGTAACAGTATCAACATGGTTTTTAAAAATAACAAGAGGTTAAGCGATGGCAATTCCAGGACACGATTTTTTAACAGCACATTTTTCTAACAATGAAAGAACAACAGTTGAATCTTATTGGGTAACACCAGATGGACTAGAGACAAGAGTAGAATATATTGAAGCAAATCCAGAAGATACAGCTTGGAAAAAACTACTAACTCATATTGATATTGATAGTCTTCACGAAAATACTTATCAGCACATAAAAACACAAAATAATATATTTAAAGACGACGTTGTTAAGATAGCTAAAGAAAGAGGATTAATTCACGATTTAA